ATGAAAGACATAAAATCCTATAAAATTCGGGATAGTTTAAATGCAGTTTCCGTGTCGGCATTGAACTTGACTATTGATGAGCTGAAAGAGTATCGTGCCGATGATGCTCAAATAATAAAAGAACTCGGCATTAAAAACAAGCATCTTGAGGCTTTGGTTAAAACCGGGATTCATTCAACAGAAACAATCTATGCAGACCGTTGGCATCCACTTCCGGACAGGCCGGATTGTTTAGAGGTTAATAGCAAATGGTCTCATGTGATAGCTTGTTTCAAGGATTCTACGGTTTATTATAATATTCGTGATAGTCTGGCGGCTGTTATTCATCGAATCCCAAAACGAAAATTCTTGTGGTGGAGTTGGGGTACAAAGGGGTATAAACTGGAATTGGTTAATTTTAATCCCAACACAAAGATTGATTACAATGAATTTATAAAAGTCTCAAAATAACAGAGAGGGGGGGCTCGCGAATCGCGACCCCCTCACCTTTATAGCAGATATTCCTTTAGTGCGTCGATACCTTGTTTGACGCTACGTGCAATAACATACTTGTTTCGGCAGTTTTCCGCTTGCCTTTGAAATTCTTTTTGTTCTTCCGACTGGATGCCTTTCTTTGTCTTAAACTCTATACATAGCGAAGCGTAGCCTTTCTTTGGGATTAGTAGGATAACATCGGATACGCCGGAAGTTACACCTTGCCGTTTAAGGTTGGCGGCTTCTCGTATATGGCGGCTCCCACCATTCGGAACAGCGAAAAGAAGTTTATTGGGCAACTTGGGGAATAGCTTTTCCACTTCTTCAAAGAACCTGCACTGCATACGTTCTTCCTCATTGTTTTTCTTCCTTTTTCTTTTGGATGGATTCTTTTGCTCGGCATAACAGTTATAGCAGATATAGCCGGCATCAGTCTTAATGACTGATACAGTTTCTTTTCCGCATACAATACATTTTTCTTTAGTCATTTTCGTTATTCGTTCTGATTAATCAAACGTATTTATTCAATTCTTTTTCTAATTTTCTCCTATCAACTTCTGGAAATAACTCAAGAACAAGGTTAAGCGCATTGCAGTAATCGTTTGCGTATTCTTCGGTATCCATTAGCCGTAATACCATTGAACAAAAGATACTCTTTTTCTGTCTAAAATCTCTGCCTAATACTGCTTTTGACAATCTGATAATTTGTTTTTCTGTTCCACTCATAATTTCCTTTATTATTTCATTATTAGTTAATTATGAACATTGTAAATAAATTGTAGTTCCATCAGTACTGATGCAGTTTACCTCAAATTGAGTCCAAGAGTTTTCCCAACATTTTGTTCCGGGTGGAACTTGTATAGAAACATTGACGTCTTCATCTCTGTCGCATTGATCTAATGCTTCTTCAAACTTTTCTAAAAAATCATCTAAGCTCATTTCTTTCTTGTTATTAGCCATATACTTCTCTTACTTTCTCAATCCAATCCAAATAAGCCTGCCTTGCCTTTTGTTTAGCAAGCTGTTCCATAGAGTCGGTGATGGTATCTCCGTTCTCTTCCATTTCCTCGCAAAAATGGTCTACCCAACTAAACGGGTCTAATTCGACAAATTCCTCTGTCTGACAAAATGGACATGGAATATCGTCTATTGGTTCATACAGATTGCCGTTTTCATCGCATCTGTCAAGGTCGTACAATTTCCCATCAACACAACAGGCATCAGGGTAATGTGCACCCCAATAAGGGAACTGGGGGCACGGTTTATTACTTTCGCTCATATTTAAATTATTTATGCCCAATACTTGCCAAAATGATTGTGCTTGATTATTACATCCTGTTTTAGTTGTCGGCGACGAAACTTATTGATTGCCCTTTTCGCAAACTTCCTGCCTGATGTACTACAATGCTTCTTGTCAAGTCGACATTGGTAGCAATGGCATATTCCAATACCTGTGTGTGATTCTTTCATATCTGTTCTGTTATTAGTTAATCCGATTCCCTAATTTTAAAATAAAAGCTTCATTATCCGGTGCACCCCATTCTGGGCGACCTTTGCCAATAGAGATGCTATTTAATTTAAATAACATAGTTCGTTTTGTATATCCGTAACGAAAACGGACGGCATCATAATGTTTAAAGGACGGTCTACAACAATACTTACACTTTTCGGGAATATAGATTCTGCAATCCGTACTTTTATCGTAGCAAGTATAAAACCTTTTAGCCCAATAACTGTTATGTTTCCGATACTCCTCTGTTTTCTCACCGGATTCTATCATATCGTACCAAATGGCTTTTAATGGTAAATCAAGTATATTCATTTCTTATTTATTCATTTCAAATTTTGCAATTATACTTTCTCTAAATCTCCCCATAGTTTTTTAGCCAATTCGTAATTCTTTTGTGCCTCATTAACTGCTTTCTTGGCATAAGCGAGAGAATAGGAGTGTTCACGCGGATATTTGCCGGATTTCAATCCCTCATGGTATTCTTTCGCTTTCTCTAACTTGTGTTCGTAGAAATCGATACTTTCCGGCATAGAAAGATTGATAGTGTTTGCCTTTTCTTCCCAATATTTGGCAATTCTTTCGTGTTCGGCAGCCTTGTCGCTAAATTCAACACTTTTTCCCATATTGTTCCAAGCATCATTAATCGCTTTTCGATGCCGTTTCTCACTATGGTGTCCGACCTTGATTGGCTCTCCAAGAGAAAGAAAATCTTTGTCTTTGTTCGAGCGGTTGAAATATTCGTTACTTTTTTGTCCGGCAGACTGGGCCCAATCATGGCGGCGCTCGGCTCTTTGTTTGGCCCATTCTTGCACATTAAATCCGTCAGCTCTGACGATGGAGTAATAATAAAAGCCTTCACGTTCATAGATGAGATTGAATACAATACATTCATTCTCTTTGCCATATTTGGTTGTAACTTCAATAACTTCTCCTTTTTCGTGTTTTTCACTGCATTTTGCGAGAAAAACATTGGGTACATATTTGCTATACGTATTCATATCAATATAATTATCGGTTAAAAACTTCTTTGTGTACTTGGTTTATAGTGCCATTGATTATCAAAGAACCTTTAGCGGCACGGATTTTATTACCTTTTTCTTGAACTTGATAGCCGGCTTTTTTCAGCCGGTCTATTTTTTGTTGTGGCGTTATTTTAGAAACCTTCATCATCATAATCTGTGCTGAAAATATTCGCTACCATATCAACGATATTCTCTTCTATATCTTCCGTGGAACCGGTAACATCTTTGGCAATGGCTTTCTTATTTTGAATGATACGGTAAACTTTCTCGTCAATGGTACGTCGACCGAGGAAATAGTAACAGGTTACAGAATCCTTTTGCCCTATACGATGCGCACGGTCTTCGCACTGGCAACAATCGGCATAAGTCCAGGGGAATTCAACAAAGGCAACATTGCTTGATGCAGTTAGGGTCAGTCCGACTCCTGCAGCTTTAATGGAACAGATGATAATATCCGTTTTGGGATTGTTTTGAAAAGAATCCACTGCTCTTTGTTTCTCATCTTGTGAGTCTCTTCCTGTTACAGATACAGCCGTAGGAAAATAGCTTTTCAGTTGATCTACCACTTCGTGAAGTGAGCAAAAGAGGATGATTTTCTTTCCATTCTCACGAAAGTCTTTTACGAACTCAATTACATCACGTACTTTCCCTCTGGCTGATATTTGGCGGAGGATATTAATACGCACCATGACTTCACCTCGTAATGCTTTCTCTATCTTTTCATCATCCGCTTCTTTGTATTTTTGTAGGTACATGATAAGATCACGCTCTGCGTCGATATACTCCTTGCGGTTAGTTATCTCACAAGTATTTACTTGTCGTATTTTATCGGGAAGGTCTGTTAGCACCAATGACTTTTCACGCCGGAACATACATTTAGTCCATAACATATAGTTAAGCTCTTTCAGGTTTGATGCTTCATTTTGGCCGGAGCAATATCTATTGACGAATGTCTTATATCCTCCAAAATCTTCCATTCTGGAAAGGATAGATAACTGCGGAATTAAATCTTTAGGCTTATTGACAACTGGAGTTCCGGTAAGTTCAATAACCCATTCCTTACCATTGCATATACCTTTACAGAATTTAGCCTGCTGAGTGGATGATGATTTGCAACGGTGGCTTTCATCAATGATTACAGATTTGAAAAGTTGGATGCTGTTTCTGAATTCCACATCTCTTAAAGTCCAACCAGATTCTTTTTTGATACGTTGTACAAAGTATTTTTTAAGCGATTCATAATTAACGATGAATACCTGATACATGCCAGTCTGATAAAAGAAAGTCCATGTATCTCGTACTTTATCCGTCAGTACCATTGCCTTTTTATCTGTGAACTTATGCCATTCTCTTTCCCAATTAACCTTTAAGGCAGAAGGACAAATAACCAAACAAGGAAAGGCATTCCCAAGATTAATAGTTGCAATGCTTTGCAGTGTCTTTCCAAGGCCCGGCTCGTCGCAATTCATGAATCGTTTGAGCTGTAATCCTCTTGCAATTCCTTTTAATTGATAGGGATATGGGTTTACTTTTAGTAAGTGGGGAATATCAAGCTCCGGCAGTTCCGGTATATTGTACGCAACTTCTTCCTCTTCTTGTTTCTGTTGTCCTGTAACCCATTGGATATTTTCAAATGGTCTGATTTGATAGACCATTTTTTCAAGTTCGACACGACTGGAAACAGGTATAAGCCATTTCTTTCTGCTTCCATCATATCTCTTGCCTGTGATTTGACGTATTCTGTCAACAATAGTGGGCTTGTACTTGAAAGTAACTTCAAAAACGTTTCCTTTTAATTCTATAATCATGACTTGTAATTTAGAGTTTTATGGGGCTGACGAAATCAGCCCCGAATTTGATTAAGCGGCAGGAGCTATAGTTTTGGTCTTTCTGCCTTTTCTTTTAGGCTTTTCTTCTTCTGCAGGAAGTTCTTCTGTATCGGTAACAGCTTCATCGGGGATATCGCTATCAAAGTCTAACCGCTCTTGCTTAATGCCCCATTTCTCTTCAAAGAGATATGCTTCCACTTCCGCATCGCAAGCTGCTGCATCTATTTGTAGTTCTTCTGAAAATTTATATTCTTCGTCTCCGAATGGAGTAAAGATTTTCAAATCCACAATTTTACCGGATTGTAGTAATTTGCCTCCCATTATGGTTATACCCGGTACTCCATCGTTGCTGTCATTGGCATATCCGGTAATGAAGTAGTTATTCAGAGTTTCATCAAAGCCCGGTGATGTAAAACTTGACTTGTAGATTTTCTCCGCTTCGGGTTGCTCGCATAATACCACAAGATGCAGTTTCAAGTGATTAAAAATCTCCTTCAGTTCGGAATGTACGATTTGGTCGCAATTCTTGGTAACCTTGTTTGTGTAGTTGGCTTCTGTGAATCGCTCGTTGTACACAACATTTAATCTGTCTTTTTTAATGACAGCCTGCTTGATGTCAATTTTTGCAGTTTCCATTGTTCTCTTTTTTAGGCTCATCCTTTGATGTAAGAATAAGCATGTTAATAAATAGGTATATGATTATACCGGCTCCCATGATGAATGGGAATCCAGTAATGTTTTCGTCTAATCCCATTAGGATAATGGCTATAAGAAGCCAAAGCAAGTATTTGGGTGCTTCTTGGTCGTTTAGCATTTTTGTCTGTTGTTATTGTTGTACATACCAGCCATTTTCATTTCTTCTTTGGCTTTGCTTATTACTGTCACGCACCATGATAGCTGATGTGTTGCGGTTCGATTGCACCGTTCACACCAATCGACCAAATATCGTTCTTCCCTGCAAAGGGAGTTTACTAAAGCGTTTATTGCCGTAGCTGTAGCCTTGGCATTTTTGGCTGTTTCGGCAAGTGTTTTCATTGTTTCGGAATTCATGGCTTCGTTAAGCCAATATTTAGCATCAGCTAATAACTTGCCTGAACGGGCGACATATACAGCCAAGTCATTTCCGCGCAATACGGCTTCTTCTGCATTTTCGCTCATTGTTATATTGAGGAATGAGTCAATATCTGTAAGTTCCTTGCAGATTTGTTCTTTGGGTGTGATAAGTATGTTCATATCGTTTTCGATTAAAATATATCAAGAAAAGAGCATCCACCATTTAAAAGCCAATTCATCATACTTCTCTTTTCCACGTTTATAGGTATCATCGTCTCGTCTAATGAATGCTTTGAATATTTTCAGGTTCTTCTTGCTGATGGCATAGATAAAGTCCTGTTGGCTTCCTGCTATATCCATATACCATGCTCTGGAACGGTCCCAATCAAAAAAATCTATAGCTTCATTGAACTGGTTTTGTGATTCTGCAAAAGTGGTCTTTAAATCTCCACCAAATCCAAAACCAGGTAACCACCAATCCCATTTACACCGGGTATCAAGAGTGTACTCGAAGTTTCCGTAGAGAAACCTCTGGGATTTGTTTACCATGAATTTCTGTGTGTCGGAGTTGGAAAGAACGGCTCTAAGGAACTCGTCTTTTCTTGCCTCTTTTCTTAAAGCTTCCCTCATGGCAAGGCCTAACTCGAAATCTTCCCGTGAATAGGTTACATCATCCACCATGCGCTTACTATAATGTACCCGTTCGTTTTCGGTAATAAGTGCATCTACCAATGTCCCAAACTTGAAGGCTTTTTCTTTATCCCCATACTGGGTACGGGGATAAAGATAGTTTTTGAGTTCTGTCAGATCGGAGTTGCTGACTTCTGTACGCAAGTAATATGAATCTGGATTTGCCATCACTTTCCTGCTTTAACTTCTTCTTCGTATCGGATATATTTTGATTTGATTTTCATTTCATCATCGCTATTGGCTTTCTTTTCGCAGAAGGAAATCATCTTTTTGTGGATTTTTTCAAGTTCTTCTATTGTCAGATTCTGACCTTCATTTATCCACCACATCTGATATATTTCCAAGAAGCCGGCAGGGTGTAGTATTTTAATCCTTTCAGTCACTTTGGCTTTGCTGGTTCTTGTTGTAACAGAAGCGGCAGCCGTTGCAAACAGACTATTCATTTGTGCGGATTGTATAGAAGACTCCGCTTTTTGTTGCTGCTCATGTTCTTTTTGCTGTATTTCAAGTTCACGTTGTTTTCGCTCCTCTTCTTCCCGTTGTTTCCTTTCGGTTTCCGCTTTGGCAGCAGCTTCAGCATCTTTCTTACGCAATTCTTCTTCCTCAATAAGTTCTTGCTTTTTGGAGGAAAGACGGTCGATAAATGACTGACGTAAATCCTCCATGTCAAACTTATACTGTTGAGAGAAAGCGGAATATTTATTGCTTAGAATTTCAGCCTTGATATTCTCTTTGGTTTGTGCGTCCAGATAGTAAGTTGTAATATCTTTATTGAAAGTGTCGAAGTGCTCACGAGGATACAGAGTTGACCAACCTCTAATACTCTTTTCTTTCAGCTCAAATGTAGCCAGTGTAATGCTTTCCCAAATATGGCTCAGATTCTTCTGTTGTTCGGCAAAATAGGAACTCATGTGTGTATTGATAGCCTGTTCAATAGCAAGCCGATACGTTCCTTTTTCCTTTTCAATATTGGCTTGTCGTTGCATCTCCTGCTGCTTCCTTCTTTCTTCTTCACGCTTCAGTGCTGCATATCTGTCACGTTCTGCAGCTATTTTGCCCGGAATTGTTGATTTGTCTTTTGGGTCAATAGCTTTTTCATCTGTCGTGAAAATGGAGCGGATACGGTCGAATAGTTGGGTAACAGGCGCACGACGGCTTTTCATGTTGGTAATTGTAACATTGACTTTCTTCAGATACTCCGCAGCTTTGGCATCCAGTTCATCAGTCATACCTTCTCCTTGAATCGTATCTAAGATTGCCTGTCCCGCTGAATTACAGTTGGCTATTGATTTTTGGTTCTTGCCTAAGGCGTCAGGGGTACTTTTCATTAAAGAGGTAAACTCTTCTACTTTTATTAATTCTGTTGACATAGCTTTAAGTATTAATGGTTAGAATCCTTCTTCTTCATCTGCTTTGCTGACATTTACAGATACTGGTTCTGGTGCGGTGAGCTGTTTTTCTTCACCGAAAGGAATGTTTGGGTCTTCCTGTGCAATATTGGCATCTTCCACAATTCCATAATCGATGATTTCTTCTTCCTCTTGGTCGGTTGCCATAATGGTATATTTTCCGGTACGTACTTTAGGGTATGCGTCGAAGGCGTGTTTAATCATTTTGTTTTCAAGGAAACCGGGGTCAATACCGCCATTATTGGAAGTGTATAAAGCATTGGCATTACCAAGTTCTCTCCGTCTGGTCTGCTCATTCCATTTGGAATTTGCTTTTTCGCTATAATGTTTCAAGCGTTCAATATCCCCTTGCATGAGCCATTGATAATCCACTGAATTATCATTGCGTACAATGCGTATGAATGCTGCAATAACCTTGGTTGATGTGCGGGGACATTGTGCTTCATACTCGATGTTTTTTACTCCATTGACTAAAGATGCCTTGAAATGGTCTCCCTCATAAACGACGACGGGGTTGTCAGCATATTTAATTTGGCCGGCACGCATACGCATGGTAAGTTCACCGTAGCCGGTAACCGAAACGTATGCACGTTTTTCGTAAATATCGTTCCCATGTTCGTTTTTGTACCCAGTTTTGCAGTTGCGACTCAGAATATAGCAGAGCGGATGCCCTGTCTGGTCTAATGTTAGTCCATTGACTGCGATATCAAGGAAACAGCCATAAAGGGACATTTTGCTTGAAGTGGCTACATCGGGGTTATCCCGAAGTAATTTTTGAAAATTGAATACTTCTTTGTGGTACATCTGCTCACCCTTATCCGTACCCCAAATTGCATTGTACATTTGAATAAACTTTGCTTGTACACCTTCATTTTCGACAATTTTCGTTGCTGGAAGCGCATTTAGCTCTTCCATCTTAACTTGAATAATACTGCTCATAATGAGAATTTTAGTTGTTAATATTAAAATCTGCTTTGTCTAACCGTACCCAGACTGATTTGCCGGGACTATTAAACGATTGTTCTAAATCGACATCAACAAGCACCTGATTATAGCATTCCAATTTGCGTATAACCACTCCGGTAATAATGGCGTAGTCCACATCATCCCCGTAATGTCCGCACCGGAAAAAGAATCCGGCTGAAATGTTCTGCCCTATTTGTATATCTTTTGCAGTCATGGTACTTGCATTAATACTTTGATTATGTTGGCCGGTACTTTGTTATGAATATCCATCATGGCACTTGCTGTTTCCAGTTCGGACATTTTCACATAATACTTGCCGCGTTCCTTGTTCTTTGCAGGATAAAACTTTATCCATTCCTTACTACGCCATTCTGTAATGAGACGACGTCCGTATATCTTTTCTGCTTGGGAGATTGTTACCACCTCCGGCAGTAGCCCTAATGCTTTAAGCGTCTGAATCGTTCCGATTTTTATGCCGCTTGCTACAATTCTTTCTAAATATCTTTCTCCCATTTTAGCTGTTTCTTAGGTTGGTTAATTATTGGTTACGAGCTTTCTTCACTATCTGAAACACATTGCAACTCTATGCTATGCTGCCTGTTTATAATTAGGTTGAGATATTTCTTCTGTCTTGTATCTTTGCGTTCTTCCTCTTCTTGTTCGGTAGTAATAATCGTGATGATTATCTACTGAAAATTGGAATATTACTATTCCCAAGAAGCAAAGAGCTATAATCGTTTTTTGTAGCTGTTGAAAATCTATGTTTAGAGTAAATACTCTATTAGCCCACCATGACCCCAGTTCATTTAATTTGCTGGTTCCGGTCTTTTTGTATGCTTTGTCGAGCAATACATTGATAGTTCCGTAAGCCACGTGAAGCCTGTCTGCCATTTCTTTCTTTGCGAGTCCGCAAAAGGCAAGTCCGGCGATTTGATTTTCACGCTTGGTTAATCTT